ATGAATATGGATTAGATTTTACACAACACATAACAACCGATCATTTAGTTACTACAGTTATGCATTTAGAAAGTGGTGAGTTTTTTGAAAGTGTTATGGAATTAAAAACTGAAAAAGAAACTTATCAATCTTATGGATCATGCTTGTCGTATCTTAGGAGATATGCTCTAATGACTATGTTTGGGTTAAGGTCAAACGATGATGATGGGAACAGTTCACTTAGAGGTCGTGGGATGTCTCCCCTTGCTTCTCATAATTCTGCGACCTCTGGGATCACTAGCAGTTCCTCCAAAGTTAGTGATCCCCCTAAACTCGATTTAGAAGCTGAATTAGCTAAATGTAAAACTGTAAAAGAGGTTAATGCATATTGGGTTGCAAATTACTCTGCAAAAGGTAAACATACTTCGGATGAAGAATTAGAACTATTTACAAAAAGAAAAGAGGAGATAAATAAAAATGAATAATTGTGTTTTTGATGCAAGATTGGCAAGAGATGCTGAACTTCGTGACGTAGGCGATAAAAAGGTTTGTAACTTTTCTGTCGGTTCAAATGTTGGTTATGGTGACAATCAGAAAACATTATGGTTGGATTGTTCTATTTGGGGAAGAAGAGGTGAAGCACTTAATGATAGTTTGAAAAAAGGACAACAAGTGTTTCTATCAGGTGAGTTATCCACAAGAGAATATGAAGCAAAAGATGGTCTAACTAAAACTTCTTTATCTTTAAATGTGCAAAGTTTATCATTTGGCGCATCACCTAAGAATATAAGTGAAGCACCAAAAAACGATATAATCGATGATGAGATACCATTTTAATGAATAAAAATGAATTGTTAGATGCTTGTAAAGCTGTTCTTAATAGTCGAGGACAGCATTATGGAAATGTTTATGAAAACCATAAACGTATAGCTGAAATATGGTCTATTATTTTAGGTATAAAAATTTTGACAGAACAAGTTCCTTTAATGATGGTTGGGTTAAAAATTGCAAGGTTAATTGAAACACCTGACCATCAAGATAGTATAATAGATCTAGCAGGTTATGCAGCAACATTGAGTGAGTGTGTTGAGGAAAAGAAGAAAAACAAAACAAACGAGCAATATCTCTGGGATAAAAAGTAGTCGTTATGAGAAATGTGTTTTTTGTGAAATGAATATTGATATAGCTAATCAAATATTTGTTTGTGATGCTAAAGGTGATGTATTACATTTAAGTTGTTTTGATGAACGATTAGAGATAATAAACAATGCCCAAAAAGATAAAGAAAATAAATAATATTGATTTTTCTGAAGCACCAGCCGATCCACACATAAGAAAAGTTCAGAGAAGTTTTAGCTTCAAACCAGATCATGAAACCGAATTAGGTGATGGCACAATGTTTGAAGATGANCCTAGAGCATTAAAAGATAAAGATGATCGTATATATATTAAACGATAAACCTTTTATAGTGGCGCACCTTGACAACAATCATCAATAATAGAATGGCATAAAACACATTGTTCATGTCCATTTACATTAACAGTTTGTAAAGTACCCTGACATCTAGGACATCTTGGTTTGCAATGTTTTAATGGTTCTAACCATTCAGCACCAAAACCATCTTTAACTTCTTCTTTTTTTTCGTTTTCTTTATCCCACTCGCTTATAAGATTTTCCCAATTTGTCATATTGCTTTCTTCTTTCTGTTAATTCATTTAAATATTTTCTATAAAAATAATTACTAATATTATTAAAAAACGTAAAAATTTTAAAACTTAAAGGCATTTGTCACTCCTTTTTTTTACTAAAATTCAATCCTAAATTCTTAGCTGCTCTTTCACCATACCAAAATCCCATACTTAATAGGTTAAGCTGCCATAACATTTCCATTGTATCTTGTTCAACATTCCTAGTTAAAAATCCATAAACAAAAGCACCAGCTAAAACATATGTTAAAACTGGTCTTACTGATCCTCTTAATATTTGTATTATTGGATGAACCTGATCTCCACGACCCTCATAAGCAACAACAAAATCTCTAAATGAACCCTCTGCTTTTTGTACTTCAGCTTCCATTTCTTTTCTTGCTTTTTCTTTAGCTTTTGGATCAGGTATCAAATCTAATACTTTTCCCATAGCTGGTTGTAGTAATGGTAATAATGCTTGTATCATATCAATAACTCCAAATATTTGGTCTAGGAGATTGGTTAAAAGTATCTAGATGAATAAACCTACCTGATGCTTTTTGTTTAACTCCTATGCCTGTAAAACCGATGTTAATNGCTAATTTTATTATTTCATATGCTTCTTGTCCACTACAAGCAATATCACATGCTTCACCTCTAGTATGAATACCCGGGTTTTTCTTAGCTGCTTCTACTGGATGCTTTGGATCACGAAACCCACTAGTAATGATTAATGGTTTACCATAAGCAGTTCTTAACTCTTGTAGCTTTTCCATAAAATATTCATTCATAAAACATCTACCTGTAAAAGTACAAGCAAACTCTTTTTCTGAAAAATTAGGATAGTTTTCCCATCTCATGCTGCTTTTCTCCTTTGCCTAACAATTTGCAATGCTTTTTCAAATGAAAAATATTCAATATCATTTTTGTCAAAATATTCTTTCCTATATCTTTTTGACGTTGCTTGTATTTGTTCGGTTGCATTAAATATGCATCTGCGATGATTGATCCCAACATGTGCCAATATATCATAACTATCTACACCTTTAATATACTTTTTTCGCCCACTACCATTATTAAAATGATAAATTGGATTTACTCTTTCTTTTTCTAATCTCAATGTTGATGATTTAACTTGTACTCTTAAAAACTCGCTTTTCTTCCAAGCTAACAAATCTACACTATCTTGTTGCGCCAAACTTACTTTCCAACCTAATTCTAATAAAGCACTAGCACAAATATATTCACCAATTAATCCTTTTGTTGTTTCAGCAACTTCCATTAAACTTGTGGTATTCCTATTAATTGATTTATACCAAATAACTCCATAATTATAAATGTGAAAAATAAAAGCAAAATGCCACCTGCAATCAACTTACCACTAAAGTTTGTTGATCCTATTTTTATTGCCACAAATTCGTTACCTAATATTCTAAGTATTAACTCAAATGAATTTTCACCAACACTAGCTGATAATATTTTTTTAGTTTGATTTTCCGACACTTCTTAAACTCTCCATAACATCATCTATATTTGGTTCTTTTTGACCCGGATTATACAAACAGCGAAATTTCTTAGGGCAGAATTTTTCAAACATTAGTTCATAAGTATTATTGCCACCCTGATAAATACATGCTTGTTGTCCAGTTATTTGAGATTTAATTCTTTTCTTTAATCGGCATGTTGTAAATTTTTTTTCAATTATTTTGCCTTGCCAAACCTTTTGCTTATAAGTGTAATCTTTTGGTGCATTATACATTTTACCATCAGTATGTGAAGCATGTGGAACACATAACATTGATAATGTTAATGGCAATAAAACAACATATTTATTCATTAAATTCTCTATAAATAATAGAATTTTGAATATTATATTTTTCTACACCATTTGCTTTATCTGCCCAAATCATAGCTATCAATCCAAAAAAACCAAAAACTAATATTGCTACAACACACCAACCAATAACATCAAATATTTGTTGGCGCATCTTTTGTTGTTTATAAATAGCTTCTTGTCTTTGTTTTCTTATACGACCCTCCATTGCCAAAAGTTCATTATATGCACCCGGTCCGAAAGTCATGTTAAGATAAACCTTTAATTGATATCTTTGCTCTTCAAGTTTTTTCTTTGCAGTAAATGCTTGAATTGCTGCTTGTTCAATAGAACCTTTATCAAATAGTTTTTTTAGTAATGGTGGATTTTTTGCTTGTTTTTCTGCATTGTCGATATCTGATACTGCACTCATCCATCTAGATAAATCGCCTGACATTTGCTCAATATCTCGACCAATCGCAAATCCTTGTTTGATTGCATTAAATGCTTTTGATGCTACACCTACTGCAATTGAAATGGTTACTGGATCTATAATAAAACTCCATTATTTTCCTAATAATTTTTTAAAAGTTTCAGTTTCATAAATACGAATACAAAACCAAATAATAGATAATATAGACCCAATCAATGCAGCTAACTCAGGTAGAAAACCAAATAAAGATGCACCTGCAGTTGTTGAAGCAGTTATGTCAATTGGTGTTTTATTCATGTTAACTGCCCTTTCGCAAGTTGCTTACATCGATATTTTTTTGCCCTATAATTTGGATAGTAATAAGGAACTTGTAAACCTATCTCTATTGCTCTTTCTACACATTGTTCTTCAGTTTTGTAAATGTCTTGTATATCTTCTAGTTGCATACAATTATTTGGATTGACCAAACTACAAATCATTACAAAACATTTAAACATTCATTAGTCTGCTTCCTCTATTGTGTTTCCTTGTTCCACCCATTCTAGTATTGCTTTGTAATGTGAATTAGCAGAATCAATTGGCACAAACATCTCTTTGCCATTTATCGTTGCTTTAATTCCAATATTAATATCTGGGTCAATAGCACTATCTGTAAAATATTGTGCATTTGAAACTGTAATATCCATACTAACTCCTATAATTCTGCATCTGCTGAAAATCCAATATTTGTACCATTAGCAAATGCTTTACCACCTTGTTGGTCAGTTACACTCACTGTTACAAACAAACTAACTCCAGTTTTACTTATATTACTTCCACCTAAAGCAGTACTGGTTGTTGTGTTTTGTTGCCTAACAGATATTGCGTTTTCATATGTAATTGTTGGTGTTGCTCTCATTGTTACTGGAAAAATCCACGGAACATCAAACCTTGAAGTGTTTTCAGCATAGCCAAGACCAACACCTATAGGCTCACCAGATTCATCACCACTATTAGAAATGGCATAATATCTCTGACACAAAGCTAGTTCTTCCCCAAATGACCTATGCTCAAATTGGGTGGCTATGCCTACTTCCATCTGGACTCCAGTAATTTCCCAAGTATTGTCGGTGCTATCGCCTATGTTAACATTTCCAACAACACGATTTGCATGAGTTTGAGATGCCCAAGATGTATTAAGTGTTCCACTCTGATAATTAGTACCAGCGATTAAATGCCAAGTAAGATGGCAAGAGTTAGCATTGTCATTATCAAAAGCACCAGTTGTATCACCCTCAAATGTAATAATTTTCTGTTCCCAAGTATTAGCTGAATTTATTGTATATGCTTTGGATATTTGTCTTGTATTATCTTTGTCCTCTAACTCAAGAATATATGTTCCAGTTTTATTTGATTTGACATAAAAAGATACAGTTACTTTCTCTGCATCAGATGTACCTTTTTTTAATTGCTGTAAATCTTGACCTTCAAATCTTGTATGCAAAAACATTCTAGCATTACCATTAGCCAAACTTGCTTCTGCTGTAGTACAATCATATTTCAAACAATGTGGGAAACCATTTAATCCTGATGAAGCCTGAGTAACAGTAAACCTTGCTGTAGTATCTCCCATACCATTTTTGAATCTATCTAAATGATATTCACTAGTAGAAAAACCACTAAAGCTAGTTCCTCTTTGGGCAATAGAAAATTTTGAGTTCAAAACTAAGTTACGTCTGCCACCAAACTGACCACCATTTAGGCTTGTAGCATGTAAAGCAACAGCACTTGAAGTAGTTCCTACACCACCATCTTTAAGAGTTACACCATCAACTGCTACCCCTGCATCTGTAACTTTTTCTGAAATCGTTCCTACTGTTAATGTACTCATATTTTATACCTCTATTTTAACTTAGTAATCTTTACACGAACATACTGCTCATCTTCGCCTACTCCTGTGCTAAGACCAAAACCTGTACTTGCTTTTGTAGAAATACACCTATGTTGTATTTTGTATGTATTGTTTGATGTGATATTTACTTGTGCAGAACCTGATGCTATACCATAACCATTGTCAGGTGGATTACCATACATAGAAAGTCCTGATTGCAAAGAAGCATCACCAGTAACATCATAAAGTCTTGTTTGGTTCATAGCTACATCAAAGAAAACACAATCCCACTCAATAATGTATGTACCACTTCCAATCGTAAACTGATTTGATGATATAGTAACTATATTATCAGGGTCATAAATCTCAGTATTTAAATCTCTGTCTTGCCAAGCATCTTGAGTAAATGTGCCACCATCTGTACCATCTGATTTGACATCAGCAATCAAAGCAACTTTAGGATAACGATTAGCAAAAGTAACATTTTGACTTGCATCTACTGTCATAGCAGTTGTATTAGCTGTCTTTATTATAACTTGGTCATTAGTAGATAAATCTAATCCACTGTCATTATCTCCAGTAGAGTTTACAACAGAATTTACTTTTATTTCTGACATATTCTAAACTCCTTGGTTCTCCAAATGTGTTGCATAAGCAGTTTTTACTTCATCTGTGTGAACTGCATTACATACTGCTTGAACTTCTGCACTTTCATTAGCTAAGTCATCTGCACTTATATCTGGTTCTATTGTGTGCCTATGATAACTTCTGCTTATTTCTACACCATCTCTTTTTATAATCGTTACAGTCCTTACTTGAACAATTTTAAAATCACCAACTGCTTCTATTTTATCTTGTTTTGTTTCTTCTATTAATGCCATTTTATCTCCTTTAATTAAGACGTTAAATACATACCTTGAAATGCTACATATTTACCACTACCCGCTGTAATACTTTGTGTTTGCCAACCAGAATTATCTTTTGTGGCTATTAGTGTCGCAGTAGTGCCGTTTTCTACAAATGCATGAATACTCATAACTGCTGTTGAATCGTCATAATCTTGCCCAAATGTCATCACACTTAATGGGAATAACTGATTTATTGAAGTAAATGGCAAACCAGTAATTTGAAAAGTTCCAGATGCACCAGATGTGTTTACGTTTGAAAAATATGCTTGAACATAAACTGTAGTTCCAATTTTTACATAAGATGCTGTGCTTTGTGTTACTGGGGTTGTTGCTCTTGTAGTTGCACCTCTTAATTCTGCTGTCCAAGTTCCCTCTTCATAGTCATCAAGAGTATTAGCAGAACCAGTACCACCTATAGCAACCCCACTTGATGCAGTTAATAACCCAGAAACTGAAGCAGTTGATGCCAAAGCTACATTTTGTGAACTATTTACTGTTATAGCAGTTGTATTTGCAGTTTTTAAAATTATTTGGTCATTTGTTGATAGGTCTATACCACTATCATCTCCTGCTAAATTCTGAATATTATTTACTTTGATTGTTGAACTCATGTTATCACCAAATTTCCACTTACTGTTAATGTTACACCACTTGCGATAGAAAGGCTATGAAAACAACCAGAATTATCTCCAGATGCTATTTCTGTATTTGTATTTAGTTCTTGTTGATGTGTTCTAAAAATATCGCCTTTACCATTTGTGGTATCGCCTTGATTTCCATTTTCACCTTGAAAAAATCCTGCACCACCTCCTGCTGAAACTTCGGCAGTGTCTGCTGTTTGGTCAAATGTGAATAAACTTATCCAAGCATCATTATCAGCATTTCTAATTTTTAGAATATTATTGCCACTATCATACCATAATTGATAGGCATACATTGTGCTTGGTTGTGTGCCACCACTATTAGCCGACACAATTGCTTGTAAAACATTATTTATATCTGACCTAGTATTAGGAAAAGTTTGGTTGTCTATTACATAATCATGTTGAGCCATATTTACCTCTCTAAGCTGCTACTTCACCATAACCTTTAGCGACATAATCAAAAGTTCTACTAACTGCACTATCGCTACTATTATAAAAAGTAATCGTGAAACCACTAACACTTTTACTAGTTATAACATAATAATCACCACTTGTTAAGTTCTGTGCCGAAATACCAACACCTTGTAATGCTTTAAAGTTTGGAGAAAACGTAATTGCTTTTGCTCCTGCACCACTAACAATATCATTATCAGCTATAACTCTATCAGGCATATCAACTGTAACTGATAATGCACTTACACTAGGAGTAGCTTCACTATCAGTAGTTGTTAAAATTGCTCTAAATTTAAATGCTCTAGCTTTATAATCACCGACAAAAAACTTTCTGAAAGCAGTATATGTTGGACTAGCTGAAGCTGGATCATCTTCAGTTGTCGCTATTTGCAATTCCACATTTGTGTCACCAAATTCATTTGCATCGCCATCAAATAATCCCTCACGATCGTCAAAATTACCTGTAGCATCATCAAATTGAACACCATAATCAACTCTAGAAACAGTAACATTTGCAGTTATTCTATTAGTATATACTGCTCCTACATCAATATAATTATCAAATTCATATGTACCAGTAGCTGAAACTGTACCACCACCACCATCAAATAAACCACCTGTATTATCAAAATTACCAGCAGCTGCATCAAATAATACACTAGTGCCTAATCTTAAATTGTTATCGACAACTACAACATTTGTTTTTGTACCTGAGAAAGTTGGATTTTGTGTTGATGTTGCAACTAAATTTAAATCTTTTATATTCTCAATAATTGCTACAGAAGATGTTGCATCTAAACTTTCATTACCTAATTTATCAACTGCTTTAATAAAATATGTTCCTGTCATTGCAGGAACTACAGCAGTATTTGCAGGTCTTGATACTTTGTTTATTAAATCAACTGAATTAGCATATGTTGCACTTGCACTAGTATCTCTTGAGTGTCTTATTCTATAATGGGATAAATCTAAATCACCTACTGGTGTCCACGATAAATGCGCTTCTGTATTTATTATATTTATCGAAAAGTTTGTAACTGTTTCTGGTGGTGCAGTTTTACCTATTACCTGATGTTGTGTTGTTACAAAATCTGATTTTCCAAATCTTGTAATTGCTCTTGCTCTAACATCATAAATAGCATCATCTTCAACATTAACTAACTCAAATAGATTAGCACTTGATTTACCTAAATTTATAAAATTAGTGCTTGTTGTTTTTTTAGCTTGTACTTCAAAATCTAAAATCCTTGCGCTTGATGTATTTACAGTAACAAGTAAAACTGAAATTGCTTCTTCATTTAAAACTCTTAATTCATCTGTAACTGTCATTGTTGGTTCTGGAACTACAAATGGATCTAATAAA